GGAGTATCCCAACATGGGGTCCTCTTCTTACGATATCCGATCTTAGATGACTCAGAACGTAGAGTCCAAAGACCGTCCCTAATACCACCATGCAATAGGAGGTTCATGACACCAGCTGGGTTGTAAAGCCAGCCCTTTACTCGCCTTTTACAGCGAGTGGCACCACGTTCATCCGACTCCGCAACCGGGAATTTCACGATAACGGGCTCACGACGGGCTGCGACATAGTTTAACATGCCGCTCTTCGTCTTAAGGATCCGCTTCGCGAAACTAAAAGGTACGTGGAAGCCTGCCTCGTCATCCTCGTCACAAGGCGCGATAAGCGCCTTACGCGGTTTTGCCGCGATGTATGAGAGTGTTCGAGTTAAGCTCACCTCGTGCCTAATAGACCAGCGTTGCAGTCTGTTGAATGCAGAGTAGTAGTCAAGGTCGTCAAGGAGTTTCTTGATATAGACTCCTCTAACGTTGTGGCCTTTAAAATAATCATGGCCACACGACTCTCGGAAGTCCCCTGTATTAAAGGACTTTTCGTGGTTCACTAGAAATCCAGTGATATGCAACATCCTTGTCACGAGGTCATAAGCCTCTGATTTGACGAGAATGTCATCACCGAAGACGGCAAAATTGCCGTCAATTGTAGACTCACGACGATGCACTTTACAATGAGCAACGTCAGAGCCAAAGCTAGTGATCCTACTGTTGTAGCGAGGCTTTATGCCAAGCGCTCGGTAGGCACCCACGACTAACGCGGCGAAGAAAAGTGTCTGTAATGGGAAAGTAAAAGCATTCCCCATGGAAGACACCATGTGCAGTTCATGCCAGATCCCGTTGTGCAGGGTCTGCTTGCATCGGCTCCTCTCTAACCACCTAACCATGTGGTCAGGGAAGAATTCCGTCACAAGTTGCATGGACAAAGAATCAGAAGCGCTAGTGAGATCAATAGTACCGATCTCACCAGTTACTGATCCTAACCGACAAAGACGCCTATTTCTTTCAGGTTGGTTCCTCAGGTCAATACCTACGACCTGACGTAACCGTGCCTCGAGAACATTAGCGATGCCTTTCTGAAAGAACATATTCAGAATTGGCTCGGTGCAGATGGTCCGCGTTATCCGACTGTCTTTAGGGACAAAGGAAATTCTACTGCCTTGTACCACTTCAGTCGCAAAATGCGATCGCCGAAAAAGCTCTTGCTCGGCCATCGTTGGCTCACTAGAAATGGTATGCTCATATAACTTGAGCAACGCCGGGTCCGTGTACGTCAATCGGCTGATTGCGAGTTTCCCGTAAGGGTCACCCGTTTTCGCGCCAATATTCGCACCAGGGCCAAAGCCAAACCCTTGCTCTATTGTTTTGAGCGTTAGGATAGGCATCTCGTCAGGATGGCAAAAGCGGTAAATGAAACTTTCCGCTTCGTTCATCGCCACCTTTTCGAGCTCGGAGTTAAGTTGAGATCTGTACCCGGTATAAGCAGCACAGCGAGAGTTCATTTCACTGAACTTCTGCCAAGCTAACTCGTTCCGGGCGTCGTCACTCTCAAGGTTGTGAAACTTCTTGAATAGCGAACGACGTAGCGCCTTCATTGCAACAGCTTTGGCGCTATCTGCAGGTTGCGGGTCTATTGACCCGTCCCAACCATTGACTCCAAGATCGGCGTCAAGAAGTGCAGAGATGTCACCAGCAGAACTATGCATAGTATCACCTTCAGGGTTTGAACGTACAGTGTTACTATCGTGTCTTTGTTCGCGTACGCGATTTCTGCGCTTTGCGAGCTGGACTTATACGACTGCGTTTCAGCAGGCGTTCCGATAGCCACGGATACACCAGGGAAATTACCTGGAGTACACGAAGGACAAGCACTTTTGTTTTGCCCACGGATAGGCATATTACATAATGCCCGTCACCGCGGTATCACCAAACCCGGCAGATTGCTGGGAAAGTGAACCGAAGTGTGCAGACAAACACGCACGAACATTGGGAGCGTCCGCCGTATCTGAACCAGCCGGAACCTCCATGACCGTTGTACAGATCATGGTTTGGTACGGTTGGCCAGCCAACGGCAGGACCCCCTTGCGTGTAATGAGCTTGAACACGTTTTTAGGTACGTTGGCAATTACCCCTGTCACCGGATGTGCCTTCCCAAGGAACTTAAATACCTTGGGTCGGACCACCGTAATGGTGAAAGGTGAGGCACTGCTGCTAGTAGTGACTCCGGTTTGCGTACCACCCAATGCCGTAACCGCGACTTGACGCCCATTAACATCGGGCGCTACGTCAGCGACGTGCGTATAGGTGGGAGACGTAAGACCGGTCTGCGCTAGTCCCGTAATTGGGGACGTGAGTGTAACAGCCATTAGAAGGACTCCTAGTGTGAAGTTCACCACTGGTGAACTATCGATTTCTCCAAACCGCCCCCAGGCGAAATGCCCAGGTCTTAACGGAAGGAGAAGCGTTGCGGATGGATAGAGTTGGCTTGCGCAAATAGAGCAACTAAATTAGCTGCTTTTAAAGGCGCTGTCGGAAGTCTGAATAACACCGTGGGTACTCCTAACGGATAGACTCCCGTACGACCAACAGTTCTCCGCTTTATGGTAGACGCTGCTAGACTACTAGATAACCTACGGAAAGCATTGGTACCGTAATCCGGTTGATCCTTATCATGAGCTTTAGTGACAAGACGCTTTTTACGCGTCTTAACACTTGTGCCGCATAACCAGGTGACACCGGAGGTATCAGTTGTAGATGCATCTAGGAACCCGCCGACATCGGCGAAGTAGTCTACGAGAAACGACCAGGGAAGTAATTCCCAGGCTGTAGGAATGAATTCTCTCATAGAAAAACCGAGAGTTTCTCCTTTATCAGCAGTGGTCAGTTTCGGCTTCTGGCGTACTTCACCTCTGATGATAAACACCGCTTGCTGACTTTCCGTTATCGAAGTTCTGAGACGGAAGTTGGCTATGGGCGAGTACAAATCATCAACGATGGAGACGAGAGCGTCGTAAGTACCGACAGCTCTGATTTTCTCGAATTGGTCCTCATTATTTTGCTTCACGAGTTTATCGTACGCTTTCAAGGCGTCCTCAATATCGTGAATCAAGGGGATCCATCCGAACATCCCTTCAAGCCAGAGCGCTGATGCAGAGCTTTTAATACGGTCACGGGCAGCCCTATCGGACTGTCGGCCAGCTTTACGCATTTCGCCAGGTCGGAAACGTTTTGCTGCTTTCGCAGCGGTCTCCTTCTTAGCAACCGCGTTTAGATAGCTTCCTAAACCGTCTATTAAACCTGCAGCAGGCCTTCGAAGCATACGAAGAGTCTCACGCATCTCACCGAGAAAGACGCCACCGCTGAACACGCGAGTGGCAGCTCGGATTTGTGAATACGCTCTCATCGTAGCTTGCAGCTCAGCAGC